TTCCCAGGCATACGGGTTGCTAGCTGCTTCTGACTTGGGTCGCGTGATGATGCAGTCGGATGTCCCGCAGTACGCGATCATGACCAAGAAGCGTCTCGACGCGGAAGGGAAGCAGGCTCAAGCCATTCAGGAAACATGGATGAGCCGGACGGGGGCTCGCCGCGGCGCTCCGCCAGTGTTCTCCGAGGCGGACATATCGCTCGAGAAGTTGTCCTTCAGCGTGGCGGACCTCATGCTCCTGGACGCGCAGAAGTTCAACGCTCAGATCTTGGCGAGCGCCTGCGGAGTACCCGCACAGTTCCTGAACCTCCCCATCGAGGGTGGGCTAAACTACCAGTCACCCGCGATGCTGGGGGAGCACTGGTGGCGCTTCAAGCTGCGCACGTTCGCGACGGCGCTGAGCATGGCGTTCTCATCTCAGATGCTTCCCGCGGGCAACTACGTCGAGTTCGACGCCAAGGAAACCATGGCACCCGCCATGGAGGAACTGGTACTGGCGGTCTCCAAGCTGGTGGAGCAGGAGATCATCTCGAATGAAGAAGCGAGGGCTATCTTGCGCTTGCCGGTGGAGCAGCAGCCGGATGCGCTGGCGGATCTCATGACTCCGCCATCAGCTGGGGCGTCACCTGCGCAACAGCAGGCAGCGACGGTTGTATCACTAAGGCCATCTGTCTAGGAGGCGAGAATGGCGGACGAGAATGTGATTCGTCGCGAGTTCCAAGCTGAGTTGGTACCAGTCGGGGACGGGCGCACCATCGATCTGCGGATCGTTCCATATAACACGGTCGCTCGCGTGAAGGATCCTGGCGGGCCAGCCTATGACGAGGAGTGGCTGCCTGGTGTCTTCGACAAGCAGGTCAAGGCTGCTAACCGCGTGTTCGTCAACGTCGAGCATGAGCAGGGCTTCAGCGGTGTGGTCGGTCGCGGGCAAGAGTTCGGAGAGAGCGCTGACGGCTTCATCGGATCCGTGCGTATTCTCTCGGGCCCGGACGGCGACAAGGCGCTTGAGCTCGTCAACGACCGCGCACTCACGGGTGTCAGCGTGGAGGCGATCCCGATCAAGAGCCAACGCACAGCGGACGGAGTCGTCCAGCGTGTCAAGGCGAGGTTGCTGAACATCGCCCTCTGCCGCAACCCCGCGTTCACCGATGCGCAGGTGCTGGCTGTACGCGAGGCTCCGACATATGTCGTCAACTTCGCCGGCGATACGGCGTCAACTATCGCGACGACTGCTGCTACGTCTACGGGAGCTGAGCTGACGTGGACGGGCACCAACCCTGTGTTCACGCCGGAGACGCTTGCTCAGCGTGAGGAACCAGAACCCGAGCCCGAGCCCACTCCTGAACCCGAGCCGGAGCCTTCCCGCACGGACGAAGTGCTCTCACGCATCGGCTACTTCCCGATCGTTCTTCAGGATGTCGTGGACCACCCGTGGGACGGGTCTGCGGGGCGCTTCGAGGAAGATGAGTACGCTAGGTCCTGCCTGGTGGACCGTGGTGGAGATGGGCCCGTCAAGGAACGCTGTGTGCTTCCGATCCTGGAGCCGAACGGTGACCTCAACATCCAGGGCATGCACGCTGCTGCGAGCCGGCTCAGTCAGACTGGGCTCACCCCGCAGGAGAAGGGCCAAGCAGCGCGCAAGCTGCTCCGTTACTACCGCTTGGCGGGGGAGACCCCGCCGCAGAACCTGCTCGCTACCGCGGGTAGGTAAGCTATTCCGCTGTAAGGCGCACCCCGCCGATCCGCAACGAGCACCCCGCCACGCGAGCGGCCCCCTCGTGAGGACTTATCGAGCGGCACCCGCCGGGACATAGTCAATCCCGACGAGAGGTGTACAACATGAGTGGCATCACCCGGATGCGTGTCGAAAGGCTCGGAGACGAGCTCAATCGCACGCGCCAGAAGCTCGAGGACCTGCTCGGGCTCGCTGAGGAGGAGCAGCGCCCCCTCAAAGACTTCGAGAACGAGCAGGCCGCGAAGTACCGCACGCAGATCAAGGACTTCCAGGACGAGATCGACCTCCTGGCTGTGGACATCGAGCGCGAGGACGGCTCGCGTGACGTGTCGGCCCTGCTGCGTGGAGATGAAGGAGCAACGGAGCGTCGCTGGGCGACTCCTCGCTCTGACGGCCCGATCGTGTACCGGGACTACACCGAGTACATTCGTGACTGGGCCGTCACCAACATTCCCGACGTTGCCCATCAGATCGCGGGCGGCGCTGGCGATGTCGCAGTCGTGCGCATGGAGGCTCAGGAGCGCATCGAGCGGACGCTCCAGAACACGACTTCCACCGGCGTTGCGGGTCTGATCGTCCCGACCCACATGACGCAGATCATGGACATCATCACCCAGTCACGGCCGGTCGTGGAGTCAGCCATGGACATCCCGCTCGACCGTGGCTCTCTGACCTACCCGAAGGTGGACACCCGCCCGACGGTTGTCGAGCAGACCTCTGAGAAGACGGAGGGCGGTACGGTCGCTCCCGCCATCTCGCAGCAGACGGTCGCAGCCAAGACGTACCTGGGAGCTGGCAACATCTCCTGGCAGGCTGCGAACTGGAGCAACCCGGACACGATCTCGGTGTGGTTCCGCCTTGCTGCTGAGGCGTATGCTCGCCAGACCGAGAACCGCGCCTGCGACGTTCTGGAGGACGCGGCCATCGGTACGGTCGGTACGGCCTCTGGTCGTCTCGGCACGGTCGGTACGGAGTCGTTCGGCCAGTGGCGTGCTGCGGTTGCAGCGGGTATCGGTAACGTCATTACCGCTTCGGGCGGGCGTGTCGTGCCGGATACGCTGTACCTCGGTTACGATCGCTTCGTCGAGTTGGCTACGCTGGGCACCGACCAGGTGCTCCAGATGTCCCCAGTCGGCAGCGCGGACTTCTCAACGCTGTCCGGCACGTTCATGGGGCTCAAGGTGGTCGGCTCCTACGGGTTCGACCAGGATGTGGCCATCGTGGGGCTCGCCAGGCACCTGTTCGCAGGTGAGAACCCTGGTAGCCCTGTGGAGATGAGAGTCATCGAGCCTCGCATCGGTGGTTACGAGATCGGTGTCATCGGCGCATTCAACGCGGCCGTGTTCGATACTGCCTCGTTCCAGCACCTGAGCACGCACCTGTAAGTCGTAACACAGGGGGCGGGCCCTCCCCTTCCCCGGGGCCCGCCCCCTCCTACCTGAGTGGAGGCGTCATGCAGTCGGACATGAAGTTCGAGGGCAAGCTGGACGCCGTCCACATTCGCGGCGACAAACCGATCCAGAAGCGAAAGAACCTCGGCGCGAGCTTGCTCGAGCGCCTCCGAGGCAAACTCACCAGACAAGGAGTCGCCCGATGAAGGACATCCTCCTGCGCAAGTTCGGATACGCGCTCGTGCGCGACCCGCAGGGCGCAGCTACGAGATTCCCAGGCGGCATGTCCTTCGGGACTAACCTCCAGGCCGCTCACATTCGTAACGGCAAGCTCGTCCGCGACTATGATCTCGGCTCTGGCCTGGTCACGAACATCGGGGTGCTGGCGCTCGCCGGCGACTCGCAGTGGCCGCAGACCTCGATCGTTACCAACCTGTTCAAGCTGCTGAAGTGGCATGCCTCGGGCAAGGGCGTCACGGCTGCGGCGTTCACGGACATCAAGATCGAGACCGACTCGACCGTAGGCGGGCAGACGCCGGTCTCGGGTACGCAGGTGTTCACGCACGATCAGGTCGGCACCGCCCAGAAGTGGGTCAGCGTGGCGACGATCGCCTACACCGGCAACGAGGCAGTCACCGAGTGGGGGCTGTTCAACGACAGCACCTTGGCGAGGACGACTGGTACCCCGTTCACCGCGACGACTGCGAACACTGCGACCGTTACCGCTACCCCACTGACGGCATCATCGACCTCAGTCCAGGGTGAGACGCAGCACGTCGTGCACACGACCACGACTCCCCGCTACGGCCTCATCACCTCGAATACCACGTCGGTGCTCACGCTCTCGTTCAGCGCAGCGTCGGGCTGGATGGTCACCACGACTGGCGTCATCGGCTCTACTCCGGGCTCGACCGAGGCGTACACCCTGCGCCCGGTCATGTGGGATCACAAGGTCTTCTCGGCGATCAACGTCGTGAACGGCGACTCGATCCAGTTCACGTACACGCTGACGATCTCGTCTGGCGGCTAAGTGGCCTACCCCGTCGACGCGGGACAGGCGACGACGAGCGTCGGCACGTCGGCTACCCCGTGGACGGTGAACCTTCCGGGTTCGATCGTCGCCGGGGATCTGCTCGTGCTGTTCTCGAGGCAGGCCACGCTCGTCCTGCACGGTTCCAACTCGGGGTGGGTGACGAAGGTCGACAACGCCTCGGACGCTTCCGACGATGTCACCTCGTTCGCCTTCAAGATCGCTACCGGCACCGAGGGCGCGACGATGTCGTGGAACCAGGGGAGCGCCTGCAAGGGTGCGGCGATCGTCTGGAGAGTCACTGGGGCATACCCCTACGATCCTCTCTTCGTGTCGCGCCTGCCGGACTGGGCGGCTGTCAACGTTGGAGTCGGCGCGAATCCCGATCCGGGCAACGTCGTCGTCACTGGTACCGGAGGAGCTCAGGACTGCCTCTTCATCGAGATCGCGGGGCTGGACGGTGAGACTCAGACATTCACCGCCTCTACCAACTACACGAACATCCAGAATGCTAACTCAGGTACGGCCGGCGTCGCGACGACGAACGTCTGCATCGGAGGTGCCACGAGGCAACTCACGGCAGCCTCTGAAGACCCCGGTGCGATGACGGCAGCGGCACCGAGTACGGGCTGGTGCGCTTTCACCATTGCGATCCATCCCGCCCCTCCCAGTGTTCCTCCCAACTTTGATCCTGTCCCGTTCATGAGGAGATGAAGGTGGTGCTGAATGGCTAGGCAATACCTCCAAGACGGGCCGTACCTCGACCCACCGATAGCGTCGCCGCTCGCCGCTGACACGGCGACGGGTGCGGTGCTCATGTGGAACCCGTTGCAGTTCACGAAGTTCTACGGCGACGAGGCACGTCCTGGGCGTGTGTACTGTGTGAAGGCCGGCGGCATCCTCACGAACGCCACGACCGGGGCGCTTA